GCCATCGGTGACATAACCCAAAACTGGTCGTTTGTTGCTGTCCAACTGTGCACCCAACTTTTCCCACACGTCTGGTGACACGCACAAGTGTGTTGGAAAGTAGTTGCTGTCCTCTGCAATTTCGCGTGCTGCGTCATACAAAGAACTGATTAACGATGTTGGATCACCAGCGGTGACAGTCCATGTTGATCCTGATGCGGTCTTGCCGGCAACAAGTGCATCGGCTGCAACGTCATCAGTCTTAATCAAGTACTCACCAGCAAGATCGTTAAGGATCAAGTTCATTGCTGCTGGATCTGTAAAGTCCATGTCTTGTCGAGTAATTGTTACTTGACCAGCAACCGTTGTTTTGGTAACGGTGTTGGATGCGATCACCATTGTGGTTGCACTTACTGCACTGCCCTCAGTCTGAGTTGCAGCGCTTGTGTGCGTGGTAATTGTTGGCCTAACAAAAGTTTTGCTAGGTGTGTTTGGCATTGAGCGTGCACCAAACGCGGTGACAACTGGTCGCACAAAGTTGAGGTCTTGGAATAGTGGCCCAAGTACTGGCACTGGCAAGAGTCCCGGTGTATCGGTGGTAAGGATGTCACCAGCGGCGGCTTGCAATGCTGTCTGTTGCAACTTGACTGCATCCTTGTATGCGGCGTTCACGTTGTGGAAAGTGTCTCCACCTGCGTGCAATGCTGCAAGGTATTCGCCCGGTGTTGGCATCTTAAATGTGCGTTTTGCTTGTGCAAAAATTGGTGCAGTTGGGATAGTTGCCTCGACTGCTGGGGTTGCTGTTTCGCTCATGGGTTCTGTCTCCTGTGTAGGTTCTGTTTCTATAGTACTTATTTCTGGCTCATCTTGTGGGATACTCGCCGCAACTTGTGTGATGATGCTGCCCTCAAATGCTGGAATTGGCACGAGGCTGAGTTCTTTCCAATCGGCTGCCTCAATAACCATTACGCCTTTGTCATCATGCCATTTGGTTGGATTGATACCGATTGACACGCTAAACACGCCGTCTGCCGCCAAAATTAATGCCTCATCTCCAGCGCGTGTGGCAGATACTTTTGCCGTAAAGAGCATTGCGGTCTCAGTAGATACACGTTCCGTGACAATTCCCACTGGCTGCGTTGAGTCATGGTATTGGAATAGTCGAGGCTTAGTTCCATCTATTGGTAGCGCGCCGGCAAGGATTCGTACCGTTGTGCCGTCTGAGACTGTTGCATCTACGCCGTAAGGTACGGCCACACCTGTAATGGTGCGGCGTGGCAAGTTGTCCGGGCCTGCTGCGTCAACCGATAAATCTTGTGCAATAAAATTAATCATGATGAGTACGGTACTCCAGTTGAGCGTGGTGGTTGTGGCATTTCATTTATCTCGGCTTTTTCCATTAGATCGCCGTCAATAAAATCGTCAATGTCAAACTCAACACAAGTGTTGTTTGGCAAAATGTTATTGGCCGAGAGTGTTTGTGTAATGCACTCTGCGATCTGTTTGCAGCCAAATGTCCACAAGTCTTGGCGTGCCTCAGTGCTATTGGTATAGGCGTATGAGCCAACCGAGATATTTAGTAAGTATGCAGGTACTCCACACACGCGAGACATCTCCATAGCCTGAAACTCTGCCGAGTCAACTAAGAGCATCTTGTCTGGTGATGTGGCTGTCTCGATGTAGTGCACCTCTGGTGATAGCGCTGCCGTTTGGTTAGTGGCGCGCGCTGCGTTAAACGATGCGGCCAAGTCTGCAAGTTCGGTGCTGGAAAGTGGCTCTGATCCAGCCTGCACTTGCAACACTCCAGCCGGTATTGCACTAGACGCATTGCGATAACGTGCATCCTCAAGTTTAATAGATGTTGCAATTGCTTTAGCCGATGAGTAAACAATGCCCGGCTGACCGTTAAGAAACTGCACTAGATCATTAGGGTTTATTTCGCCGCCGTTAAAATACACTTGTTTTGATGGTGCAAACCATACGCCAGACGGTACGCCTGCTTGATCCATTGTGTTGCACATTGCGGCTGGTAAACGTGTGAAAGCGGCAGGGTAGCCATCGGCGGTGCGTTCTGTGATGTACCAAAAGGCTCGACCAAACATCATGAGATCTGAAACTGTCCACGACAAAATATGGTTGTTTGTGTTTACGCGATCAATGCGGCGTAGCCAAGATCGAGGCGCAAGAGGCACTTGTTCCATTTCCTCGCCGTTCCACATCTCTGTGTACATCTTTAATTTCATTGATGCAATAACTGACGAGATCAATTGTTGTGCGCGCGCAATTGTTGGCACGCTCATGGCTTGAGCAAAGAGCGCACCCTCTGTGTAGGTGTAATACTGGCCCACCATTGCAGCACCTTGATTGCCACCATAACTTGAGCCAGCGGCAGCGGCTTTAGTTGGCGGTGGTGAGATCGCCGCTTTAGTTTTAGAGAATATGGCCATGCTCTTAGTGTGTCACAATCTGTCTAGTTTGTGGTGGCATCGGCCCGGTATGCGATGCGGTATCCCGACGATAAGCAAGCATCAGGCCGATGCCAATAACACATTAGAGGCTAAACGCTGATGATCGTGGGCTTGTTTGCAAAGATAGGTTTTGAGGCAAGAGCGACTGCAAAGACCATTGCTCGACACGCTGAGATATCACCCGGTGATCTAGTGCTAGACAACGTAAGCACACCGTTGTGCTTGATCGCTACAGCGCGCTCTACCTGATCTATCAATTGCGCTTGCCCTGAGTGCGTGATCCGTTTCTCTGTAATAAGCGCTCTAACCGCGCCTGTCCACTTGACCACCTCACGATGGCCAACCACACTTTTGCGATGCGCGTAGATCGGTGGGCAATGCAAATCTATAGATGGAACTAACGCCAGTTTGAGCATTGGTGATTGCTCAATCTCGGCTGCGACATATTCCCACATTTCTTTTATGGTGTCTGCCACAAACACGATGCGGCAACGTGTGTAGAGGCCGTCTTGTACGGCGCGCACACCCACATATCGTGACTCATCAATTGCAGACTCGATTGCCAGCACACCGCCAGTGGGCATTGGTAGATCGTTGGCTAGATCAGTAAATTGGCCCGGCTCAATCCATGAGTGTTGTGATTGCACAAAGATGTTGACAGATGCGCGCAAGAAACTATTGCGGTCTGGTGATTGTGCCTCTGCCTCGATCACGCTCATATCTAGTAATCCCTCTGCCAGTGCCGGGTTGGAATACACCCATGCCTCTCTGGTCATATAGTCCATGATCGGTGGGCTGAACTCGGCAAAGTAAAGCGATGTGTTTTTGCCTGAGTCAATTGCGCGCAAGCCTTGTGATCGCCACCTGAGCATGGATTTGGATGACGCATCGCCAGCGGTGCTAAAGCCTGCCAGCAAACAATTTTTGCGTGTTCGCATTGTTGGCATAAGACCGTTATCTACGGCATCCTCACTGACTGCCCACCACTCATCTATGCAGCACAAGTCAACTGTGTAGCCGTGACCTACACCGGGCGTGGCGGCTCGTGGCATCCATTGTGAGCCGTCTGGCATTGTGAGCACTTGTCGGCCGTAAGACCAGATGATTGTTGCACCGAACTTAACCTCAAGAATTGGCGCAAGATAATTAAACAACACAGTGCTCAAATCAAGTTTGTGGCTGACAGAGATCACCAGTTGTGGCTCACCGCGTGCAGCGCCTTGAGTAGCCAGCCACCAGCCGATCAGTGGCGCTAGGCATCCTTTTGTTTTGCCGTTTTGTCTGGCCACAGATAAGTAACCAACTCGATGCACCCACACCTCTTTGCCATCCACCACGTTGTATGCCGTCATCCCTGCAAGCACCCGGCGTTGCCACCTCATCAATTTTACGCCGAGTATGTTTTCCGCAAAATCTGCAATGTCTTGAGAGTGATCCAAACAACCACTGTGCGCGGTCGTTTCCAATCTTGGCTGATCGCTGACAATGCCAGCCAGTTCAGGCCGATCTCCCAAAACCCTTGCTGGTGTTGATTGAGATAGGATAATAGGTGAGACGGGGTCAGGAGTTGTCTCAGAAAAAAAACGCTTTGAGTGTTCGGGTTCTAAAGCCGTTTTGTTATTTAAGTTTTCTAAAATTATTTTTTGATTTTCTAAAATTATTTTAGGTTTTTGTTTTGGCCGTGTGCGTTGGTCATCGCGCGTTGCTCGATACTTGTTGCCACGCGTTGCATTGCATTTGCGACAGGCTGGAACGAGATTGTCCAACTCGGATGTGCCACCGCGATCTGTCTCAATCAAGTGATCTGCCTCTGATGCAGCGTTGATGCCACACCAATGACACGGGGGATTGTCACTCAATATCAGTTTGCGATTGCGTTGGTACGTTGCTGATGCGTGCTCTGTTGATCTACGTTTAGCCGGCATGGTTGTGCTCACGCGCTGCGCTTGTGCTACCGCGCGCTATCGCGCTTGCTTGCAATGGATGGTGTTGACGTTGCATGACGGGCTGCTCTCTATTGTGTCGGTTTGTTAAGTGTATGTCATCTGTATGTGTGTATCGAGACAGAGTGATGATGCTCTACCCATCGGGCTGCCTCAATCCGATTACCTTGCACATCTACCCGATTATGTTTACGGGTCGCACCAACGCTTTGCACATCGCCTCTCGTGTATCAGGTTTTGTGCGCGCTGGTCTAACGGCGTTACCGCCGGTCATCCAACCACGATGCGACTCGTTTAGGTATTCGCTACTAGCCAGTTGTGTGAGTTCTATTTCTTATCAGATCGCACCATTAACGCGGCGCATAACACTGTTAGAGCCAATGCCAGCCAAACGTGCCGGCTCATGGTCTTGTGTACCTACGCGCTAATGCCTCATGTGCTAACACAAGTTCATCCTCTAATTCTTCCAAGCGCTTTTCTAACGTTTTAATAATGCGATTTGAGTTGTCACGCTCACGCGCAATCGCTGTCATGTGATCATGTAAGCGGTCGTACTCGTCGTTAGGGTTTCTCATTTCTTTAGCCCATCTATAACGGCCGAGCACTGTCCAGCAGTCAAGGTCTCAATTACCACGTCATCAACTTGCAACAATCGGTGGATGTATTCAAGCAGTTGCATATCATCCCATCCTTTACCGCGCGCAAGGCTTTTGAGAAACCCAATTTGTTTAGGTGTAGCGCTGCCATGTGAGTCTGGCTTGGGCGCGCTGTTCACGCGGTTGACTTTTGCCATCTCTTCCATTGAGGCGCGCTGGCCTGAGTCATTACCACCTAAGTGCCCAATGCAAGAATTTGATATGGCGCGGCCAATTGATGACGTTTCGCAGTTCTCAATCATGCTTGTTTTATTGACCGGACTAGAGCCAAACTGCTCTTCTGCGTATCCGGTTGAGATGAGTTTGTCATCGTTGTTGTAACACTCAGCGCGCATAATGATTGTTGAGCCGTCATAGTGATGTATCGAGGTGATGATGCGGCCGTTGGGGAACGTATCCCACCAGCGCACAAGACGTTGTGCAACGGTCTCGTAGAGCGATAGATCAAATCCCATATTTAACCGCTTTGTACATCTCGTTGGCGTGCCGTACTGCTGCAACTGTTTGCATGGTCTGGCACTCAATTAGTTGATCTACGGCCATTAGGAGCGCGTCTAGCGCGTCTGAGGCTTGTGCGTGGGCTGTTTTGACGGGGAAGTCAAGGCGCTCGTAATCGCCAAATGAGGTTCGGTATTTGCAATGGTAGTAAATCTGGCTTTTGTTGCGTTCACGGCGTAATGCGAACACTCGACCAGCGTTGTGCAGTACTGACAGCGCGCCTGATATTTGGCCGTGATGCAGGTTGAGATCGTTGCCTAACTCTGACCATGTTTTGCCAAACTCTGCTGTGTCTAAGACATCAAGTATGGCAACCTGACGCTTACCTGTAACACCCGTTGCATCCTCGTGCAGTGCGCGCGCTGTAGATGTTTTAGATGCAGCAACGTGGCCGCTTTTGCCGTTGTATGGCAGTGATGGATGGTCACTCGTTCTCATGTCGGGTCTCCTTAGTCGGGTTTATTGGTTTGACTTTAGCACACGCTTTTAGGTTGGGATGTAACCACATTACCTTTTCAGGGTTGTGCCGGTATCTTGTGCCGTGCATGGTTAGGCCGCATAATTTACAAGGCGCGTATAACATTTATGGCCGCTTTGATCACTGAGGCATTAAACCTGTTTTGCTCACCGCCAATGGTCATGTGTGCGTCATACATCAGCACCAGTTCATCCAGCAAGATTGAGTGGTCTGGCTGTTCAGGTTTTGGCACGTGGTTTGGTCTAAAGATGTCATCAATAAACGTCTTAAACACTTTGTTGTATTTGTCGCTGTAAGTTTCGGGATACATTGTTTCTCTTGTTTCTTGGCTGATGCCACTATCGGGATATGGGATGTCAGCCATGTGTACTTGCCCACGCTGACCAGCCCACCATACTGTAGAGGTGTGCTGAGACTCTGAGATTGACTGACGGCACAAACAGATCGTCAAGGCTGGTAATAAAACCTTGCTCGATTAGCCACGCCTTGTGTTGGCCATTGATTTGCATTAGACCGTATGAGCCGCCTGCCATGTCTTTGCCGTTGTATGCAGTTGGTGTGCATCGTGACTCGCGAAACATCACGCGCGCCAGCATTGGTGCTTGATCTGCAGGCCAGCCAGCGGTAATTGCATCAGCCACATACTGTGCACAACCTTTAGGCACAGTCGTAGTGGTTGTCGTTGTGGTCGGTAGTGCAGGCACAATGCTTATCAGGGTTGTGGTGATCTGCTCACCCGGCTGTAGTTGCCTCTCAGGCGCTTCACTAGCCCCCCAGAGCAACGTAAACGCCGCTAAGCCTGTAATGCACCATGCACCTATTTTGAGTGTTATGAACGTCATTTTTTCTCCAATTGGTAAGGGGTTTGCCACGAGTCACCAATTGCATCCTTAAACGCAATCTGTGCGTGCAGCACTTTGTCTGTTTCAGGGTCACGGAATATCTGCACCAGCACCATTTGTTGGCTGTCTAAGTGAGTTGTGTAAACTTCATAAATATATGTTTTAGCGTCTGCCATTGCATCTCCTATCGTCGGTGTTTCCACCATAGGGCACTACTGTGGCAATTCGGTGAATACCCTCTGAAACGCTTGTTTTACAAGGTTTGGTGCATCAGCCATCTGTGGGTTTATCTCCACGTGTAACCAATCGCCACCCGGTGCGCCGTGTATCTCTGACTTGCTGTACGACTTCCACGCTTGACGATCACAACGCCAACCACGCCCAAACGCTTTAGGAAAATAATCGAGCACGCACTCAACACCTAACTCGTTTGCGTTGGCTAACACAATGTTAATAAACGCAATTGTTGCTTTACGGTTTGCTTTTGGCTGTTTCTCTGACGGCCTGTAAGACAAGTCAACTGCTCGACCAGTGGCATGAACACTTAGATTGGTTGAGCCGCGCATATCGCGTACACCCCAACTGCCGTTATTCCAAAACGCGCCACCGCCATGCTTTATGGCTTGCCTGATCCATTCATCCATACCGGCACGTGGGCCAGCGGCTGCACCGTCACTGTTGCCTGTGTATGGCTTAGACCCAATGACTTTAGGGTTGGCTGGTATTACTGCCATCAGCAGGCTTTCGCTTTAAGCCGTTAGCGGCAACTAAACCAGACAGTGTGCCGGTCATAAACACAGTCAACGTGGATAGCAAGTCAATAAATTGTGCATCGTTTGGTGATTGCTCTAAGGGTTGCGAGATAAACAGCAAGCCCATAACAAAGCCAATTACTGTGATTGCAAATGTCACTGCGATTGTGCAGCCAACAAACACAATCATGCGTGCGTGTAAAACTTCAATCTCTGCTTTGTTTCTAGTCATTGTCGCATTGCCTTATCGTTTCGCAGTTTGCTGGTAGTGCGCTGTTGCGTACAGTTTTTTTGCCTGCGTTTGTGCGTGTCGTTTCGCAGGCGGTCAGGGCAAGTGCAAGCATGACACTAGCCAAGTAGTAGCGTGACTTCATCGGCTGTTATTCCTAGCCTGTCGAGTACGGCTTGTTTTGCTATGGCTTTGTCGGCTGCGGCTTGTGTTGCTTTTGTAACTACGGCTTTTTGTTGTGCGTCTGTT